AGCAATAGCAATGAAAGAAAAGATACTAGACTTATACGAGATGTATCAACTGAGTAATGACGAAGACTATTCAGTTGCTCTTGGGGAGTCAAAATATCCAATACAGCACATTTACATCGAACAGCCATTCACATTCTTTAACTCTGGCGGCTCTTCTGCTGCAACAATGGCTACGTTACAGAAGTTTAACGGCATTGTTTCTTGGATTGTGTATGAGGTGTTCGAGATTCGCCCAGAATACATCGGAGCGACTGCTGCCCGTAAGGAGGTCGGCATTAAAGTTCCGAGAGGTCAGAAGGCAAAACAAGTGGTGTTAGAACACTTATTAGAAAACGAGCCGGCATTTAAAATAGAATATACCAAGCAAGGCAATCCAAAGCCAGAGTCTTACGACAGAGCAGATGCAATTGTGATAGCACACGCTGGATATAAAACAGAAACAAAAACTTCTTGACAGCACAGCCTTTGTGTGTTATAGTTTAAGTGACTTTTCATCAGTAGGAGAAAAAATGAAAGTACAAAATGGAAATAGTGTTAGTGTCCACTATCGAGGAACACTTAGTGATGGTACTGAATTTGACAACTCGAAGACTAGAGGACAAACTCTTAATTTCCAAGTTGGTTCAGGACAAATGATTGCCGGTTTTGACGCCGCGCTTGTTGGTATGTCTATCGGAGACGTAAAGAGCGTTAGTTTGAGTGCCGACGAAGCATATGGGCAACACCAACCAGAGGCAGTGCAACCAGTTCCACGAGGAGCATTCCCACCAGAGTTTGAGTTTTTGGTTGGCGAAGTTGTCCAAGGCAACGGTCCACAGGGTCCATTTCTCGCTAGGATCTTGGAGGAGCGCGAAGAAGAGGTCGTTCTTGACTTCAACCACCCACTTGCGGGCGAAGATCTCAACTTTGAGATTGAACTTTTGGCGGTCAATGGCAGCGAAACCACTGACACCACTTGGAATCCAAGTATGAAGAAGGCTGAACTGCTCGATGTAGCGAAGGGTCTTGGGCTTGATGTTAACACCAAGTCTACAAAGGCACAAATCATCGAAGCACTTGAAGCACAATAAACGTAACAATCTGCTGCAACCGCGAGCGCCTCTCTGATGTTTACACACGGAGGGGCGCTTTTACTTGACACCACTTTGAGTATGTGATTTAGTAAGAAAATTAGTATTTTATGGGTTTGTGATTGCTATTTACTACTGAGAGGTAATTATGAAAAAATCAGTTATATGTGGCATTTATATGATTCGCAATAAAAAAAATAATAAAGTTTACATTGGAAGTTCCAACGATATTGCACGCCGATGGCGCCATCACAGGTCGTGCTTAAAGCGCGACACCCATGTTAATGCACATTTGCAACGTTCTTACAACAAACATGGAAAAGCAGCATTTGAATATATTGTTTTAAAGGAAGTGGTTCAGAGGGCGCTTCTGGAGGAAGAAAAGAAGTTTTTAATTTTACTTGACGCAGTGGTTCCAAGTGGGTATAATATTTCTAATGAACCTATTGCGCCATTTACTGGTAAAAAACATACTAAATGTGCTCGAAAAAACCAAAGCACTAAAAACAGCGGACAGCAAAATTATTGGTATGGTAAAAAATTAGAAGAAGAACATAATAGAAAAATTAGCAAGAGCAATAAAAGATATACCGATACTGAAGAAAAGAACTTTTATCTTCGTTATGAAAATGGCGAAACCCTTCAAGAAATAGCAAACGAACAAAAGGTCCACCCAACGACTATCAGGAGAGCAATCGATCGATACGAAAGATTTAAAGAATATTATGAAAAACAAGAAAGCTGCTCTGAAGATACTCCGTCAAGTTCTGGGACCCGATAAGATAACATCAAAAGATGAACATTATTTTAAATGCCCTGCGTGCGATCACCACAAGCGTAAATTCGCTATTAATTTCACTAAAGGTGCTTATCATTGTTGGGTTTGCGATTATCGCGGTCGTAATATTAGGCGCGTTGTTAGAAGTTATGGTTCGTATAACCAACTACAGAAATGGGACTCAATATCGGAGCGAAGTGATCTTGAAAAATTTACTGAACTCTTTATGGAAACAGAGCGTACAGAAGACAAAAGCAAAGTGGAACTCCCAGAAGAATTCACAAGCCTCTGCAAAGACTCCATCCCAGCCACCGGCACATATGCGCTCCGATATCTCCAAAAGCGAGGAGTAACAAAAGAAGATATTCTCAAGTGGAAGATCGGCTTCTGCTTTAGTGGAGAATATCGCAACAGAATTATTATACCTTCTTTTGATGCAGATGGCGACTGTAGCTACTTTATCGCCAGATCCTATACAGGTGATAGCTACAAGTATAAAAACCCGCCAGCGTCAAAAGATGTGGTGTTTAATGAACTATTTATTGACTGGAATAAAGACCTAATACTGGTCGAAGGAGTATTCGATGCCGTGGTTGCAGGAAATGCCGTCCCGATACTTGGCTCAACTTTACGTAAAGGATCAAATCTCTTGCGTCAAATCGTCAGAAATGACACCCCGATCTACATCGCCCTTGACCCAGACGCAGCAGAAAAAGAACGCCGGATTATTAAAATGCTGTTGGAGTACGATATCGAACTTTATAAGATCGATGTTTCGGGCTACGAAGACGTAGGCTCAATGCCCAAACAAGTGTTTGAGCAAAGAAAGAATAACGCAACCTTTATCGAGAGTGATAACTATTTACTGCTAGACTTATTGTCTGCGGTATAAAGATGCCTTATTACAAGCGAAATGAAAAATGCACCAACGCTTCTGGTGAACCCGGTAGTTTCGTGACCATCAAGAAAGACGGTGGAAAACGTCAGTGCTGGAAAAATAAAGCAGCCTTTGAGAGAGCCCAAGCCGCTAGACACGCCAAAGGAGTTGCAGAAAGAACAATGCGCATTACAGAGTCAAGGTTAAGAGAGATCATTCGCGAAGAAGCGGAGATCAGATATTTAAAGCAAACAATTTCCGAAGTAATTGATGAAATGAATCTAAACCTGACGCAAGAACAACGTCAGTTATTAGAAGAAGACATTATAGACTCACTTAAAAAGGCAGCAAGAAAAGCAAGACTACCTCTTTTGGTTATGGCTGCGTTAGCATTTGGAAGCCAAGTAGCAGCAGACCTCCAAGACTACGAGGGTGTGGGCACCACAGTAGCGGCAGCACAAAAGATCAGCAATGCTATCAATGCTTCACAGAACATTTCCCAAGCACGTGCAGACGCTATCGAAAAGGCAATTGAAGCCAGTGCTCGTGAAGGAGAGATCTCTGCCGACCTGCAAAAAGGTGTCAGCGCAGATACCGCTAAGGACATCGCGATGGACCGCTTAGAGACAGAGTTTGTACAGAAAGGCGCAGTAAAGAGCACCGGGCAAGCACAAGCAGGACCCGGCGGAGCCCAGTATTTGGTTTTCGTACCATACGACTCATTACCCGATGGATACAAGGACACATTTACCAGAGGTGCCGAAAAAGAGGATCTCAAGCAATACTACCAGACAATGGATATACAAGATCTCAAAGACTTAGTTACTGACTTTAATTCTTGGGGCTCAGAAGGCTCGGGACAGTTCTATGATTCTGAAGTAGGCAAGCTTCTTCCTGCATCTTGGTCTATCGCATACAAAGCACTTCAAGATAAGACTGCCGAACGCGGCGCCAAAGGCAAAAGTCTTGCGAAAGAAAATGCTTGACAGCCACATTTGGTAGTGATATGTTAAAAGCGTAAGGAGGGACTTATGCAGAGTTATATTTTTAAAATACTAATTCTTCAAGTCAGTGTTCTATTAATTAGTTTTTGCAGTACCCTCTTTTTATGCAAAGCAATTAGTTAGGAGAGTTTGTGAGCATCAAGATCGCGCACGTATCGGACATTCACGTCCGCAAATTAAAGTACCATAAGGAGTACCGAGCAGTATTCGAGCAGTTATATGAAAAGCTGCGAGAAGAAAAGCCAGACATTATCGTAAACACAGGCGATACCTTCCACACAAAGTTGGATATGTCGCCCGAAGCAATTAAGATGATGAGTGATCTATTCGTAGACTTAGCAGACATTGCGCCTTACCATATGATCCTCGGCAACCACGATATGAATTTAAAGAACAGTGGTCGTCTTGATGCTATTTCGCCCATCGTAGAATATCTTAATCATCCAAACATTCACTTCCACAAGTATTCAGACGTTGTGGAGGTTGCTGATGGCGTTGATCTACATGTGTTGTCTATTGTTGATCCAGAGAACTGGAAAACAGAACTACCGCAAGACCGCGTAAACATCGCGCTTTATCACGGTTCTGTTGTTGGGTCTGTAACAGACAGCGGTTGGATGATGACGCACGGCGACATCTCGCTTGATGAACTTGAAAAGTATGACTATGCACTGCTTGGAGACATTCACAAGACAGATCAAAAGGTAGACAACGACGGCAGGGCAAGATATCCCGGCTCGCTTGTGCAGCAAAACCACGGAGAGTCTAACGACAAGGGCTATCTTATTTGGGA